GACACCAAGGTATGTTTAGCTTTCTCAGTCGCGAGCCTCAAGGTAAGTTCCATAGCTTCCCTAATTTTGTTCTTATAATTGTACTGACTTTTGTTCCAGTCCCCAGGGATACCTGATACTTTTGAAATTGTATGAGGCCTCTCATTGGTACAAATAAGGTTAAGCATAAAATAGTTTGATCCATATGGATGTTGATTGTAGGGTGGATCCAAATAAATGAGGTCCACTTTGGGGAGCTCCCTCAAGAAGTCACACGCATCTTGACGCTTCACCTCAACTTCCCGAGCAGGTTCAAACCATACAGGACATTCAACTTCAATCCTCTTCGTGATTCTGTCCAGGGCGTGTCCACCTTTACCACCCCAACCACCTTTATGAAATCCCTTGAAGACTCCAGACGTATTTGTGTGAATACTCGCCTTTACAAGGAGTGGCCCGAGGCAGTATGCTTTGAGATATTCAGGAACATGCTTCTCAATGTAATCTATCATAGCATCAATACGTTTAGCATTTTCAGGTGTATAAAACCATCTATCACACGTGTCACTCGGTGAATAAAGTTCACTTATGAGTCCTACTTTATCCGGTGCTTCATTCATGGCATTGATATGATGGACTATTTCATCTTGATGACTCCATGGTGGTGTTTTGAGAAAACATGTAGAAAGTATTTCACAATATTTCTCCAAATCATTTACATATAATTTCGAAGAATGGCCTAAAAACATCCTCGATACAACACCAGATCCTGAAAAGACATCAACACATGTTTGTGGTTGAAGTTTTTTAATAACCTCTTCAATTTTATTTACAAGTTTTCGTTTGTTACCTATGTATGTTATCATCGGTTGATGTACATAGTCTTTCATGCCTATAATGATAGAGTATGATTTCCTTAAGCGATTCTGAAGCAACGTGCTTCATGACTTCTAAACGCTCATTGTCCTTCCACATAGAACTCTCACATGGGAACTCGTCATATTTGTGTGTCTTGACGCAAAAAGTTGCAAATTCTCGATCAATATCCTTTTTGATATCAATTTTTGAAGTCATGTCAGAAACATCAAATGTATTCTCATCCTTCATCTCCCACACAAGCGGACTTTTACCGAAGTTTGATAATGGACCAATTCTATGAATAATACTTTCACTACTATGAAAGTCACATCCGGCAACAAATACAATATATGGTGAAATTGGTAAATCTTTGAAAAGGTGCCAGGAAGCATTGAGATTCTTGAATACCCTTTCAATTGCATTACCAAGGCCTTGTTTAGGTAGACCTTTTGAAAGACGCATATCATTCGTACCTTGATATTTATCTTCGACAATCATGAAACAATATCTTTTTGTGTCGATTGTTACAAAAAACAATCCACCATCTGGACTCATAAAACATTTATCATTTGTGTAACCCTTAATAAGATCCGACACTTTGATACTTTTCTGCCAGTGAAAAGTGCCAGTGTCTCCAATCAACTCAATACAAAACTTTTTGATTTCTTCCAGGATACAGTGAAGAGTGTGTTCAGACTTTTGACATATACCGCTTGCAATTGAAGAGCCCAGGTGGATATTTTTCAGGTGAGACATATTAGAAATGCATATAAGCGCGTCACTTAGGTTTCTCAAAAACATAGGACTATACTAAATGTCTACGGATATTAACACCTTGAACTTGGCAGACAATGGTGATGGAATGGTCCCACTCAATGATACCCGTTCAACAAGTTTCACTCCAGCGTTTTCACAACCCGAAAAAAATGTGAGTGAAAATAAACAGACGATGGACTCTACTCCAATTAATGACATTATGATGGAAGCGCCAATGATGATGGATGAGCCCAGGATGCAAGGCATGATGCCACAGATGACTGCCCCACAACCTCAGGGTGCGTATGCGATGCCCCAAAAGGAGGCAAAGCCAGAAAGCAAGAACCCACTCAACCTCACGGACGATCAAATGATTGCCCTTGTTGCGGGTCTCGCGGCGGCTCTCGCGGTGTCTAAGCCAGTTCAAGACAAGCTTGTCACTTCAATTCCCAAGTTCCTTAACGAACAGGGGAGCCGAAGCATGGTGGGCTTGGCTTCAACCGGTTTGGTTGCTGCGGTGGTCTTCTACATCGCGAAGGATTACATCGTAAAGCCCTGATTTGACTCCCAACCCATATTTGAATAGATTGAATTATCAATACCTGAATAATAGGTAATCAAAGCTCCTACGGTGAACGCCGCCATGAGCAAGGCACTCAACTTAAGTGTCTTGCTTTTGTCACTCCCATACTCTTTTATCGCATCCTTCGTATCACCCATTATGAGGTTGATGCCATATGTAATGATCAACGCAAGGAGACTTGACGTCAAAAAGAATAGACGATCTACTGCGAGTCTTGGAATGCTACCAACAATGAGACGCAACACATTTGGTATAACCACAGTGAGCCATACGAGATTTACCACATAGTTATTAGTCATGTGTGGAATGAGTGTTACTCCATACACGCCAAGCCAATAGGCTATAACCATAATCAAAACGTTGAATGGCGTTTTCATTTAATATGGGTAAAGAAGATTATTTATCCTGAACGTGTTGTCCACAGAACTTGGTTCGTTCAGGGATCTTTTCATAGATACCCAAATCCACGCACATGTCACGAAGTTCAAGGTAATTATTCCAGAACTGGTCTGAATGGGAGTACTCATCCACTGTACAGTGTGCCAATTCGTGAATGAGAACGTGGAAGATTTCATTTGGTTTACCATCCAGACATAGAGCAATTTCTTGTCCCTTATTTGTATTGTAACCAACAGTATCATTCATGGTGATAAATCCAGTAAGTGGTACACACCGAACTAACATTTGATATTTGGGGTGACCTGTGGATGCGAGGTGTTCACGGAGGACGCGATACTTCTCCTTGACCTCAGTGAGTTCCTGGGGTTCCCTAGTTTGGGAGAGTATCCAAAGGTTGACGAGGATCAATACAATGAATGCGATCATCTCTTATATACAAAGATAAATTTGCTATACAGTTCTGAGATTGGGTTTCCTGTGAGACCCTCCCACAATTCTAATGTAAATCCCATCTCCTCCAAGTGTGTGATGAGGAGATCGCGATACGCTATTGGTTCTGTTTTGGGTCCATCAGCATAAAATGGGGTATCCACCAGGTGTACATACAACTTTTCGCCGTAGCCACCATTTCCGTGGGTCTTCATAAGAAAGAAGTTACCCATATCATCTTGGAGAGGTGTCCTAAATATGATCTTTTCTGAATCTGGTATGATCCCCACAAGACGTCCACCAGGTTTCATTCTCTTTTTGATTTCCCTCAAAGAACTAAAAAACTTTCCATGCGATTCAAATATATAGTGAAGTGAAAAATTGTAGCACACAATATCAAACTTTCTATTTGGGCAACTATGAATATCTCCCTCATAGAAGTTCACCCGCATATGCATATTTTTCGCGCGGCTCTTGGCCTCTATGAGGGCTGATGGCTCTGGGTCACACATACTCATATTTGCCCCACACTTGTGCCACTTTTGAAGATCACCACCGAAACCACACCCAACATCTAGGATTTGACTACCCTCTCTAGTCACACTCTGTATGAGTTCCCTCTTCGCATTGTTATGGTTTCGTCGGATCTCCTCCATACCTTTTTAGATATTCATTCTTTTAAGGTAACTTAAGTTGTATATCTTCCAAACCGAATACAGATGATGGAAGCCAGTTGAACAAATAGTAGTATACGTGTCCACTGCCTTGGATAAACTTCAGTTTTTCCAAGTCTACCCTCTTTTGTCCTACGTCGAGAGTGTTGAACACATCATACCCTTGATTTCTCGCAAGAATGAATGCGTCGTTGTAGACATCGCCAACCATATAGAATGCATACACCTGCTTCACTGTATCTGTGCCATCTACACGATCATATGGGATCTCATAGAAGGAGATGAAATCATCGGTCTCATCATTCACATATGAATGGATTGGGAGTATCCAATGTTTCACCCAATTTTTATCAATGTGGGGTGCAACTTTGAACTCTTTAAAATATTTTTCCAATATTCGTGTAACTTTTGGAATATCTTTGGTAGTCATCTTTCTAAATTGGGAGTTCCCCCGAATTTCAAAGTATTTTTCCCTCAACCGATCTGTGTGATAAAACCCGGTCTTGACAAGCCTCTTGACATTGAGGAAGCGGTGCCAATAGGAACTTTTTGCCACGGAACCTGGTATTTTCGTGACTGCTGTGTACATTGCCTGCCAAATGTCATTGGTATTGGCAATCCTTTTGATCTCACTGATGAGTATTGGCGCAAAGCCCCTATCTCGATAGTCTGGGTGGACACATAGAAAATTGATTTGAACCATTGGAAGTATGTCTTCGCAGACGCGAACTTTGATGGGAACACTTGAAATATATCCAATGAGCGCACCAGTCTCATCGTGGCGAATACCCTTATTTTCGTGACCTGGGGTCTCAGCCGCCCATTTGAGGGTCTCTAGGGAATAGGATAATCTAAAAGTGTCATCACCAACATAATGATCATTCAAAAGTGTATGAGCCTCCTCAAGTTTTGGGTGATCCCAAGAAAATCCATCTGGAAGTTCCACAGGTTCGTGGACAACTACCCTCTCCCTTTCAATATCTTTACCATTCTCATATACGGCACCATCCTGTGGAACGGGTTGTGTATCCCAAAATGTCCTCATTTATAAATGAATTGGCTTAAAGTTTTAAGCATAGTGTAACACATAATATCATGTCTCTCGAACAAGATTACACCACTGTCCCCGGTCAATTGTATGCGTGCCTCTCCGTCGTGGGCCCAGAAGCACCACAAAAGAATGATAAGTTTGGGATCAAGATTCGTGGTGCTTTCGCATCTCGCGACGAAGCAGCGTCTCACGCGAAGAGACTTCAAAAGGAAGACTCGACGTTTGACATCTACGTCGTTGACATGTACAAGTGGCTTCTCATTCCCCCAGATCCTCTCAAGATTGAAGATGTCCACTACCAAAACGAAAAGCTCGAAGAAATCATGAGTGGGTACAGAGAAAATCAGGCTGAGGCAACCCGAATGTTCAATGAGCGTAAGCGCGACATGATGGAAGCGAAGTCTTATATTAAACCGGGTGACGAGAACTCCCTCTTCTACACCAAGCCAGATGAACCACCAGTCAGCCATCCAGCTGAGGTTCTCGAGCGCCTCAAGAAGGAAAAACCCGATGCGTCCATGGAAGACCTTGTCAAGGAAGCCGATGCAGTGGTTGCTGCCGAGATCGAGGAACGACGTAAGTGGCGTGAGGAGCAAGCTGCCTCCTCTTCTACAGACGCCACAATTGAAGAATCCAAGGAAGAAGGTGAACCGGAGGTATCATCAGCGTAAAATAAATATTAGCTAATTTTAAAACAAAATGTGGAAAATAATTTTAACCATCATTTTGACAAGTGCGTTCTTTATTTTGTTTTTTGAACCAGGTGGGAAGATAATTTCAAAAAACAAAAGTGAAAAAATTGAAGTGAGTACAGCCGATGGATTTATCGAAGATACTCGTGATGCGTTTATCGTGCCCGTCTATCCAACACAGCTTATAAATCGTGACATTACAGGGAAAGTCATACCAATGTATGGAGATATTGGTACTTTTACTGGATACTCAAGCGTACCTGAGGATCACTGGTTGCATGGTTTTCCCCATGAAAAAGCCTAATAAGAATAC